ACATAATGGTAGTAAACACAATACCAAAAGAACTATGTGAGGCATTAGTAGATGAATGCAACACAAAGATATGGGAAAAGCATAAATGGAATAATTATGCTAAAGGAACTTTTGAATCAGAACCTACAAAAGAATTAGATGTAATGCCTTGCACTAAAGAACAACAAGCAAAGATTACGCCTTTTCTTATAGAAGCATTAAATAAATATCAAGAGAAGCATAGCTGGCCAGGAGAGAAGACTCAAGGACCATGGCTTAGTAAATTTAGTCCAATAAGATTTAATAGGTATCAAGTTGGCACTATGATGAGAGAACACTATGATCACATACACAGTATATTTGATGGTCAAATGAAAGGAGTGCCTATAGTATCTATTGTAGCCAATCTAAATGAAGACTACGAGGGCTCTGAATTCTATTGCAGAGGAGAGGAAATTAAGTTAAAAACGGGTGATATACTATTGTTTCCTTCTAATTTTATGTACCCACATGAAGTTAAGGAAACGACAAAAGGCACTCGATACTCGTTTGTAAGCTGGGCCTTTTAATATATAATGAGGTTATATGCTACAAAAAATAGGTTTTCAGCCCGGTATAAACAAACAAATTACAGCCACTGGAGCAGAGGGTCAGTGGATTGATTGTGATAATGTTAGATTTCGTTATGGAACACCAGAAAAAATTGGTGGTTGGAAACAATTAGGAGGTGATGCACTTACAGGTGCAGGCCGTGGACTTCATCATTTTGTTAATACACTAGGTAGAAAATACGCAATTATTGGAACAAACAGAATTTTATATGCATTCTCTGGTGGTGTATTCTATGACATACACCCAATTAAATCTACAACCACCCTTACAAGTGCGTTTACCACGACCAACGGATCACCAACCGTAACAATAACTTTTAGTGGCTCTCATAATATTAATGAAAACGATATCATTTTATTAGATAATTTTTCTACAATAACTAATTCTAATTTTGGAGCTTCAGATTTTAACGATAAAAAATTTATGGTAACATCAGTTCCTAATACTACAACACTTACAATTACCATGCCCTCAAATGAATCTGGATCAGGTGCGACGACATCTGGTGGTATAAGAGTGCAACATTATTATCCTGTAGGACCTGCCGTTCAAGCAAAGGGTTTTGGTTGGTCGTTAGGATCTTGGGGAGGTCAAGTTGCAGGAGTAGCTACAACAACCATTACAAGTGGTATACTTAGTGGTGCTACAACTGGAATTATACTAACAGATGCATCTCAATTCCCAAGTTCTGGAACTAACTTTATAAAAATAAATAATGAAGAAATATCTTATACAGGCATTAGTGCTTCAAATGAATTAACAGGAGTTACAAGAGGTGTTAGAGGAACAACAGCTGCAGCTCACAACGGTGGAGATACTGTAACTAATACAACCGATTTTGTGGCTTGGGGTGAAGCTGCATCTGGAGATTTAGTGTTAGAGCCGGGTATGTGGTCATTAGATAATTTTGGTGACAAGGCTATTTGTTTGATCCATGACAGTGCTGTTTTTGAATGGAACTCTGCTGCATCAAATGCAACATCAAATAGAGCAACAATTATAACTGGTGCCCCTACCGCATCAAGGCATATGTTAGTATCCACCCCTGATAGACACTTAGTATTTTTTGGAACAGAAACAACTATTGGAGATACCTCTACACAAGACGATATGTTTATTAGATTTTCTGATCAAGAGAATATTAATACTTACGCACCAACAGCAACCAACACCGCAGGCACACAAAGACTAGCTGACGGATCACAAATAAGAGGAGCGATTAGAGGTAGAGATGCAATCTACGTTTGGACAGATACCGCTTTATTTACACAAAGATTTGTTGGAGCTCCGTTTACATTTGCATTTGCACAAGTTGGAACCAACTGTGGACTCGCAGGACAGAATGCCTGTGTTGAAGTTGATGGTTCTGCATACTGGATGTCTGAAAATGGTTTCTTTAGATACGCAGGTAAATTAGAATCGTTACCTTGTTTAGTAGAAGATTTTGTTTTTGATGATATAAATTTAGAGTCTGGTAACCAAATGGTATCAGCTGGACTAAACAATCTTTTTGGTGA